TGATCGATACGTCGTTTACAAAACGACAGTTCGCGATCCTCGCGGCGCTCGGACTAACACGATCCGGTAAGCGCCTGACCTAAGCCACCTTACAAAGGTGGATAGGCGAAAGATCCCAACACAACAGTGTTGGTCACCCATCAGAAGGAGCGTTCCATGTTCACTGATCCACAGAGTGTGACGGTTTCGGGGTCTGCCAAGACCCTGAACCGTCTTTCGTCCACCGAAACTGGTGGGCGATTCGGGACCGCTGACCGTGCGTACAAGATGAGCGTAGCTCATCAGTACGGCCGTCGGGACCGGCACACGGCTCGTCTGCAGGTGGATTCGCTTGTTGCGAACCCGCTCGTCTCCGGGCAGAACATCAACCAGTCGGTGTCTCTGACGCTGACCTTCGATGCCCCTCCCGGGTACGACGCTGCTACCCTCAAGGCGATCGCGGATGGCTTTCTGGCCAACCTGACCGCTTCGACGGGTGCCAACCTCACCAAGCTTATCGGTGGGGAAGGCTGACGAAGCTGCAAATTCAGTGAAGCATGGAGCAAGGACCTCTCGACCGCCTTGAAAGGACGGCAGAGTGAAAAGCCCCATGTTCCTCTGGAGGGAGATCACCCAAGAACTGGGTGATCGATGCTGCGTTAGCACCACGCGTGACGTAGAAACCGCCACGCGACGGTACGAAGCTGAGGGTATGTCATTCCTGACAATCACCCTGGCGGACTTTGCCAAGCACTTCGATGAAGCGCTTGGCTTAAGTTCCGTCGACCACGCTCACTTCCCTGGTTTCCAGAGAAGTGGAGGTCTCCCGAAATTCCTCTCGGGTTTCCTTGGTCTTGTCTTCGACCGAAAGACCGGTGTTCTTCTGGCCGAACCGAGCATAGATGCCATCTTCGCAATCAGGCAGATTACTCGCCTGTTTTCGAAGATCGAACTCGATTGCTCTCACGAGCGAAAGAGAAAGGCCTATGCCCAGTACGTCCAGATCGAGCACGAGCTGGCGACGGCAGAAACGACTTGGACTCCTGATCTTCTTGGGAGTTTTGGCCGTATCAGTCGTCTTCTGTTTGGAACTGTTCTTTCTGAGCTGGATGATCTCCATGCTCATGGGAAGCTCGTTCCAAAGCACGGCCCCGGTGCCACCGCTGACCGTATGTTCGGTAACCGAAAATACGAACAGCGCACTTGGCACTGGAGGCTTGAGCAGGGCGGATTCCACTCAGTGGACTTTCTCCTGCCAAGCCCGAGATTCTGGCAAGAACTCGACCGTGTCCAGTTCGTGGAACCTAGGAACGAACAACCCGTTAGGGTTGTGGACGTTCCTAAGACGCTCAAGATACCTCGCATCATAGCCATCGAACCTACGTGTATGCAATATACACAGCAGGC